TCCTTCAGGGTAAATACTTTTTCCTGTCCATCGCCCTTACTCACACAAAGCACTTGCTCCCCTTGGATATCTTTGACAATGTAAAGTTCGTCGATGCTTCCATTCTTGAGGGAAACAGTACCACCAACTTTAACGGGCACTTCGTAAAGAGGAGTACACTCGGGCAGGTGATTTTCAAAAACGAGGCCGAATTTTTTCTGTTGGGTCAATTTATCAGCTTCTGCCTGGATACGCTTGCGCAAGCTCTCATCCTTAATTTGTTTAATCAGATCATCAATAATCGCCATCAGACATCACCCTCATCAATAAATTCCAAAATATCATCCACACCGCAGTCAAGCGCTCGGCAGATTCTTTCAATACTGTCGAGCGAGATGTATTTTCTTCGCTTTATCTGCGTCATTACATTCCCGGAAAAACCAGCTTTATTAATGAGTTCAGAATTGCTCATCTGCCGGTCGATTAAAAGATGAAATAATCTATCATAGGATACTGCCATAAGATTTTCCTTTCGCTCTCTAGCAACTATGACTATTCTATCATCCTTGCGTGAATATTTCTATGATGAAATGATTTTCTGACTGTTTTTATTTTGTTCCTGCACAAACACACGGGCTGTAGCAGGCTGTAGCAGGTTTTTTCAGTTCTCTCTATATTAAGCGAAATATAGAGCTATATAGAAAATCCTACTACAAGCTGCTACAAAACAAAAATCCCCAGCAAGTGTGTTAGGAATCGGCGCTCTAAGTTCAACTTAGGGCGTTTTATTTTTTGTAAAGAGATTTCTTTACCCGTTCAAAAAAGCCCTTTTCCCTGCCTACAGAGTGAGAGGAAGAATCTCACGCCCTATATCCAACATAGGTCGTCAGAAAAATTACTCAAAGCCATCCCTTCTGTCCAAGGGGAAAGTGAAGGGAATTCTCCTTCCATACAAAAAGAGAACGGGTTAAAGCATGAACAAAACAAATTATCAAAGAAGTTGCCCAAAATCACTCTCTTTGTCCAAGGGGAAGGTGAAGGGAGTTCTCCCTCAATACAAGAGAGAGCAGGTTGAAGCATGTACGAGCAAATAGCAAAAGATATAAAAGAAAACGGCAGGTTCTGTCTCTGGCGTTATGAGAAGCAACAAGGCAGACGAACGAAAGTGCCCTATCAGGTAAGTGGACAGCGGGCAAGCAGCAGGAATATTCAGCATTTCACAAGCTTTGAGGAAGTTATAAAAGCCGTACCCCGGCATGACGGCATCGGTATGGGCGTTTTCTCTCCCTTTGCCGCTGTGGACATCGACGACTGTGTCAAAGACGGGAAACTCTCGGAGCTGGCGGAGTATGTTATCTACACGCTTGATTCCTACACGGAGTACAGCCCGTCGGGAAAGGGAGTCCGCATCATATTGAAGGTTAAGGATTTCACCTTCGACAAATCCCACTATTACATCAATAATCGCAAAATCGGTTTAGAGGTCTATGTGCCGGGTGCGACAAACCGTTTTGTCACCTTGACTGGAAACACAATCCAAGCGATTGAGCCGGCATACCGGGATGAGGAACTGCAGCTGCTCTTTGACCGCTATATGAAGCGAGACGAACAGTTCTCTTCTTTTCAGCGTAGCGTTCCCGGCAGCTACCTTGAAGACGAATCCGTCATCCGGAAGGCACAAAAGAGCAGACAAAAGGCAAAGTTCCTAAAACTCTGGCAGGGCGAAACAAAAGGCTATGCCAGCCCAAGTGAAGCCGACCTTGCCCTGTGCTCCATGCTCGCTTTCTGGTGCGGCGGAGATACGGAGCAGATGGATCGCATCTTCAGAAAGTCCGGACTCATGCGGGATAAGTGGGAGCGGGACGATTACCGCAAGTCTACGCTTGATAGAGCCGTAAAGTCATGTACTTCCTTCTATAAGCCTGTACGTGCCCTCTCTGCAGCAGACGACTTCAACAACATCTCCGGACAGCTGCAAAGCTTCGATCTCCTAAACAATTCCCGCTACCGCTTCGGCGATATCGGCTTCGGCAGACTCTTTGCTGATGTGTACAAGGACATCTGCCGCTTCGTACCGGAGCGAAAGAAATGGTATGTCTTTAGCGGCAAATGCTGGCAGGCGGATGTGGGAAGCCTAAATGCAATGGAGCTGTGTAAGAGTTTAGCGGACGGCCTCCTGCAATACGCCCTCACCATCAATGAAGAGCATCTGCGGACGAACTTCCTCAAAGAGTGCGGCAAATGGCAACAGCGCCGATTTAGGGAAACCTATCTCAAAGAAGCCCAGAGCGTCTATCCCTTGCCTTTCAAGACCTTTGACCAGGATCGCTATCTCCTGAACTGTCAAAACGGCACGCTCGATTTAAGGACGATGGAGTTCCATGAACACAAGGCTTCGGACTTTTTAAGCAAAATCGCAGGAGCATCCTACCTGCCCGATGCTCACTCCGAGCGTTTTGAAAGATACATCGACGAAATCATGAGCGGCGATCAGGAAAAGGCCAAGTTCCTGCAAAAGTCTATAGGCTATGCCGTCACGGGAGATACCCGGCATGAATGCCTCTTCTTCCTCTACGGCGAAACCAGCCGCAACGGCAAAGGAACGCTCATGGAAAGTGTGCTTAAGGTTCTGGGCGACTACGGCAAAGCCGTCCGGCCTGAAACCATTGCCCAGAAACGCTTTTCAAACAGCCAGGCACCAAGCGAGGATATCGCCAGGCTGGTCGGTATCCGTCTTGCCAATATCTCGGAGCCGGGACGAGGACTGCTGTTAAATGCCGCACAGGTCAAAACCATGACGGGAAACGACACTCTGAACGCCCGCTTCCTCCATGAGAACAGCTTTGACTTCGAGCCGCAGTTCAAGATCTACATCAACACCAACTACCTGCCTGTCGTAAACGACATGACGCTCTTTTCAAGTGGCAGGGTGCTCATCATTCCCTTTGACCGCCATTTTTCTGAATCGGAACAGGACAAAAGCCTGAAGGAACGCTTCGCAAAACCGGATGTGCAAAGCGCCATTTTGAACTGGCTGATCAAAGGCTACCAGCTCTTGTGCGAAGAGGGCTTAAAACCGCCCAAGGCTGTACTTGAGTCTACAGAAAGCTATGCCCTTGAGAGCAACAAGGTCATGCAGTTTTTGGAAGATCAATTAATTCAAGATCCGGATGCGGAAACAAGGACGGCCGAAGTCTACGACGCTTATCGCGCCTGGTGTGTAAGAAACGGCCTCTTTCCTGAAAACAACCGGAACTTCAATCATGAGCTTCGGAAAGTTGCGAATGTCACAAGAAAGCGGCCGAAGACGGGCGGCAATCCTACCACACTGCTCTTAGGCTACAGGCTGAATGCCGAGGACTTTCTCTCATGAACACACGGTCTGTAGCAGGATGTAGCAGGTTTTTTCAGTTACCTCTATTTAGACGAAATAGAGAGATATATAGAAAATCCTGCTACAAGCTGCTACAAAGCAGATTTCTCCCGGAACTGTGTCTGAGCGGACGGCCTAAGTTCAGCTTAGTCCGTCAAGGATTACTCAAAACCTCCCTTTCTGTCCAAGGGGAAAGTAGGGAGACATCTTCCGGCAATAAACGCTGTGGACAAACGTGTCGCCCGCCCTGAACAAAAGACAAGAAAAATCGGCAAAGAAAGGAGGAAAGCAATATGCAGGATTTTTCAGAACAAAACCCGATGGTCGTCGATAACAAGAAGTACCGCTTCTACTGCCAGCTAAAAGATATGTACCAGCGTCCGGTCTTTGTCTACCAGAGCAAGGAAGCAAGTCCCTGCAACTGGCGTATCTGCTTCGGCTGGACGTCGCTGCATTTTAGGACATACCGGGAAGCGATGGACTACTGCAAAAGGCGGGGCTTTACCGCTCCAAACGGCGAACCTCTGCCCTGACCCCAGGGGGATGTCAATCTCTACAAAGGGAATCTCGTGCAACGGGCGGTGGGCTTCGCACAAAAAAAGTTTAATTCAAACGGGGGATTAACCCCCAACAAATTTTAGGAGGAATTTACCTATGTTAAACACAAACATTTACAAATCAGAATTTCAAGATATGCTGCGCAACCGCAGTAAAGACGGTAACGCCTTAAAGGAAGGCCTGGACACAACGAGCGGCGGCTATCTGATGCCGGGTTACGATGCGGACAATTTCTATCAGGCGATGGAAAAGGACTGCCTGTTCAGGAAGTATGCGATGAAAATCGCTCTTGACCGGACAGACGGTACGATTATCGCTGTTGCTTCCACAGGTACGGCAGAAATAACGGGCGAAGGCCAGCTCTATCCTGTGGACGCCGACAGCATCGCAAAGATTCCCTACGGCTCATTCAAGATCGCTTCGCTCTGCAAACTCTCCCAGCAGTTCATAAGCGATACGAAGTTCGATCTTGAAACCTACCTCATGCGGGAATTTGCCAGACGCTTTGCCCGTGCGGAGGAAAAAGTCCTGCTCACAGGAACGGGACAAGACGAGCCGCTGGGACTGCTGAACACTGCCGATACCGTATCCACGGCAGGGGCAGGCCAGGTCACCTTTGACGATGTGGCAACGCTCTACTTCTCCCTGGCTGCGGAATACCGGAAAGATGCCGTTTGGATTATGAACGACGAGACGGCTTTCACACTACGGATGCTAAAAGACCAGAACGGTCATCCTTTCTGGGAGCATGGTCAAGATAGGCTCTTCGAAAAACCCGTTCTCATCAGCCCGTATATGCCTACCATCGCAAGCGGGGCCAAGCCGATTCTCATCGGTGATCTGTTCTACTACTGGCTCTTACAGAGGCAGGAGCTGACGATTAAGCCCTTGTTCGAGCTTTTCACAGGCGAAGGTCAAGTCGGCTATGCAGCCTATGAGCGTCTGGACGGAAAACTCATCCGGCAGGATGCCGTTCGTACGCTGACGGTCGAATAAGCCTAAGTCCTGCTTAGGCTTGGCAAATAACCCTATGTTCAGCATAGGCTTCAGGCAAAAAGTCTAGATTAAAACTAGGGTTAAAGGCTCGGGAGCCTTGTGTAGATACATCCCGGTTCCCGAGCCGATTTTTCAAACAGGTGATGCTATGGAAAAGAGAGATTTAGAAAAGAATGTCCTTTGCTACCAATCGCTGATGGCGCTCCTCTTTTCCCTTTATGAAGAGGAGGAAATGGACGAGTCCTTTATCCGGGAAGCAGAGGAAATCATCGCTGAAAGAAGCGGACTTTCCGAGAAAAGTATTTTCCGCTATGACCTTGATAAATAAGGCGTTCTGAGTGATGTATATACATACCTATTATAGAGGAGGTGGAGAATGCGAACAGTAGAAGAATTACCGATTAAAAAGAATGCGGAAACAACAAAAACAAAAGTCGCTGCCTACGCCCGTGTGTCTACAGGAAAAGATGCCATGCTGCACTCCCTCTCGGCTCAAGTCAGCTATTACAGCAGGATCATTCAACAAAGGGCGGACTGGGAGTATGTCGGCGTGTATGCCGATGAAGGCATCTCCGGCACAAAGGAAACGAGAGAAAATTTCCAGCGGATGCTGGACGATGCAAGAGAAGGGAAGATTGATTTAATCCTCACCAAGTCCATCTCCCGCTTTGCCAGAAACACACTGCTTCTTCTCGAGACAGTACGGGAACTGAAAGATATCGGTGTCGCTGTGTATTTCGAGCGGGAGAAGATTAACAGCCTGACAGCAGACGGAGAACTGATGCTCTCACTCCTTGCTTCCTTTGCTCAGGAAGAGTGCCTTTCCACTAGAGAAAACAGCCGCTGGAGCATTAAGAAGCGTTTTGAAAAGGGTGTAATCGTCGGTATGGCGCATCTCTACGGCTATGACTTCATCGACGGAAAACTCGTCATAAACGATGAGGAAGCCGAAGTCGTCCGCATGATTTATCGGGACTATATTTCCGGGATGCAGAGCGGCGAGATCATCGAAAAGCTCAATGCCCTCGGCATACCGAAGAAGCTCGGCGGCAAATGGAAGCCGGGCGATATTGCGAGGTTCTTTAACGAAAAACACACAGGCAGCGCTCTTTTACAAAAGACCTACAAGGATGATGCCGTGTGTTCAAAGACACATATCAACCGGGGAGAAAAAGACTTCTATCTGGCGGAGAATACGCATGAAGGGATTATTGATAAAGAAACCTACAGAGCCGTGAAAGAGGAAGTAAAACGCCGTACATCAAATAAGAATCCGCCGAAGACTATACCGAAATACCCCTTCCGCAAGATGATCCGCTGTGGAGACTGCGGAGCAAACTTTAACCGCAAAAAGACCAAGACGGAGGTCTTCTGGCGCTGTGTGGCAAACTTGGGCTGCAAGGACTACAAATGCTCCATGAAAGGCGTGCCGGAGCGGATATTGGAGGAGCTTGTTGCCAGGGCTTTGCATCTCGCTGAATTTGATGGCGATGTCTTCCGGGAGAAAGCAAAGGAAATCATCATCCCGGAAGCAAACAAGGTCAGGATTATCCTCAAAAACGGCAAAGAGAAAGAATACAGCTGGCAGGACAGGTCACGCTCGGAGTCCTGGACAGCGGAGATGCGGGCTGAAGCTGCTAGAAAAAGTAGAGAAAGGAACAAGAAGTGAGCCGGGGAAGCAGAAAAGTTACGGTTATTAAAGCGAAGAAGAATCTTCCCGGCACTTCGCTGAAGGGGAAAATCGGCAAGCGGAAAGTTGCCGCTTATGCCCGTGTGTCTACTGACAGCGATGAGCAGCTTAACAGCTATGAAGCACAGATCAGCTATTACACGGACTACATCAAACGCAGGAGCGACTGGGAGTTTGTTAGGATTTATACGGATGAAGGTATCTCCGGCCTGAACGCCAAGAAGCGTGAGGGCTTTCAGGAGATGATCAGCGATGCTCTTGACGGTAAGATTGACCTCATCATCACGAAGTCCGTTTCACGCTTTGCCAGAAACACAGTCGATACCTTGACCTATGTCAGGAAGCTGAAAGAGAAGCAGGTCGAGGTCTATTTTGAAAAAGAAAACATCTATACCCTTGATTCCAAGGGAGAACTCCTCATTACGATTATGAGTTCCTTGGCACAGGAGGAAAGCCGCTCCATCTCGGAGAACGTCACCTGGGGCATCCGAAAACAGTTCTCCGACGGCAAGGTTATGATGCCCTACAAGAGCGTTCTGGGCTTCAGAAAGGGCGAAAACGGACTGCCTGAGATTGTTCCGGAAGAAGCAAAGATTGTACGTTATATCTATCGTCTCTTCATGAAAGGCATGACGCCTTATGGGATTGCCAGAAGGCTTGAGGAAGAAAAGATCCTCTCGCCGACGGGCAAAGAGAAATGGTATTCCAGCACGGTCGCCAGTATTTTACAAAATGAAAAATATCGGGGTTCCGCCCTGTTACAAAAGAAATATACAGTGGATTTTCTAACGAAAAAGCAGAAAGTGAACGAAGGCGAAGTACAACAGTACTACATAGAGGACAGTCATCCTGCCATCATTGAGCCTGAGGAATTTGACCTTGTGCAGGCAGAGTACGCCAGAAGAGAAAATCTGGAGACCTATTACAGCAACAGCACGCCTTACTCATGCAAGCTTGTCTGTGGCGACTGTGGCACCTTTTACGGCTCAAAGGTTTGGCACTCCAACACGAAGTACAAGCGAACCGTCTGGCAGTGCAATGACAAGTTCAAGAACGAGGAAAAGTGCGGCACACCGCATCTTTACGAGTCCGAGATTCAAGAATCCTTCGTTGAAGCACTCAGCTTGTTTTTAGCCGATAAAGAAAAGCTCCTTGTCCACTGCCGGGAATTAAGAAATGAATTAACCGATTGCTCAGAAGAAGAAACCAGGCTTAAAGAGCTGGCTCAGGAGATGGAGGTGGTGGCAGAAATCATCTCCCGGATTGTAAATGAGAATGCCACTCGTGCCCTTGATCAGGAAGACTACCAGAAGCGTTATGACACGCAGGTGGAACGCTATGAAGCCTTGCGGGCGGAGTTTGAGGAACTGGAGTCTGCCATTGAGGACAAGAATCATCAAAGCTCCATCCTAAGCGGCTTTATGTTTGCCATCTTTGATGATGACATCTTACCCGTCAAATTCTCAAACACGCTCTGGATGAGTACTGTGGACACAGTGAAGGTAAAGAACGATAACACCTTGCTGTACCGCTTCAAAGACGGCAGTGAAATCTCGCTACCCATTCCGGACAGAAAATAAGCTCAAAAACAAAAGAACGCAGTTACCAATACAGGAAATTGTATCAATAACTGCGTTCTAGGTTGGAGCCTGCGGACAGATTCGAACTCCCGACCTGCCGCTTACAAGGCGGCTGCTCTACCAGCTGAGCTACGCAGGCGCGCGGAATTAATCGTACCCGACCG